TCATTTTCAAGGATAGTTTTTCTAGCTCTTGAATTGCTTGGGCAACGTCTTTACGTTGCCTTTCACTAAGTTTACTTGCGTCACCACCTGATTCTTTTAATGCTTGTTCTGCCTTTGCAACTGCTGCGTTCCTAACCGAATCATCCGTCTCTCTTATGTAGTCTAGAACTATTCTACCCAAACCAATCATTAATCCTGCAACAGCACCAACAAGCATACCTTTCGGTCCAAACATCGAACCGAGTGCCATACCTCCGCTAGTCCAACGGGCTACGTCGCCAGCACTTTCATTAGCAGCATCATCGAGATAAGCACCTAATGCATTACCCATGGTGAATAGTGCTGCACCGTTTAAAAATCTTCCACCGAAACCTTTTACGAAGCTTTCTTTCATCTGAGGTTTTAGCTTCATAAATCTACCGGTCTTTGGATCTCTTCCAACCTTAGCACCGGGATAAGCTAATGCTTGGCCACCTAGTCCTTTAGTAATAGCACCATAGATTAATCCTGGACCAAAGAAGGCTGCAGCAACCGATCCTAATGTAATTAAATCCTCATTGGTAATGTCATACTTAATTTCATCAGTGAGATTAATCGTGCCTAGTTTTTTCTCTAATGTCTCTTTAGACATGCTAGAGCTAATGGCTTTAGATATTAAATCTCCTATAAAGACTGCAATACCAAACTTCTTACCGAATATACTTGCAACAATACCTTTTACTAAAGCACCATTGATATCCGAAGCTAGGCCTTCCATCTCGACATTATTCAGATTAAAGATATCATCGACACTTAAACCTTTTAAGGCTGATTCAATGATTTGTTCTCCGAAAAGACCTACGATTCCTGCTAGTGCACCACGACCGAGAGCTTTACCCATCCCTCTCGCGAGCGCACCAGCGAGAGCAGCACCAGTTACTCCTAGTCCCATCCCTTTAAGGAGATCTGCTACCCCAGTCCCTTCCATAAGTCCCGTTTTGAATGATCCCCTAAGACCTTTACCCTCTTGACCGTATGCCATTACTCGGGATCTTAGACTTCGACTCTCTTTTCTTTTGGCCTCTAGATCGTCGAGCCTATCTTGCTTTTTTTGTCTAGCATCTTTTAGCAATTGCGCCTTGATAGCAGCAAAGTTCTGAGTCTGGGCTTTGAGCTCAGCGTTCTGATTTTGTAGTTCTTTGACTACATCGTCTAATGATACTGCCATAAGAATAGCCTTTATTGATTACGTTCTTGTTCTTCTCTTTGTTCTTTTAACTGATTAATCAACATGTCCAAATAAACTTCCCTCTCCCAGGGTATCATTCCATCTATATCTTGTAGCGAATAATGAAAATTCTGAATCAATTGGTAATTCACCTTATAGAAGTTAACTAAGCTGTCGTGGGAGAGGGTAATTGAAAAAAATCTTGTAACCCTTCTAACACGAACTTTTGATCTTTACCGCAGCTTTTACAACCGAACTCAACTTCATGACTTAATCTTGGAAGATCTTGTGTGAATGCCACGATCTTGTCAAATTGTACAGTTGTTAATTCATTTAAAAAGGTCTCTACACTTTCTCGTGTCTCTTCCTTAAAAGATATTCTTTCGTCTTCAGTCTCCAAATAATCTAAACATTCGTATACTAATCCATAAAGAGCATCAACTTCGGATTGTTCACCTCTTTTAGCTTCTTCAAGCAATGCATTATATCTGGGATATCTAAGCCTTAATTTTACCGTTTCAGTAAGTTCAATAGACGGTACTTTTTGAGGTAGATCGATTTTAATATCATCTAGTGGTATATCAAGTTCTGTATATTCCTGACACTCGTTACAGGGCATCCGAATAGTCGAGGTTTCACCAGCTGATTTCATTCGAATACGAATAAACATGTATTCAATATCGAAAGTTGCTAAGGTGTTTACATCGATTGTTTCTTGGACACAAGCTGCAATCGAGTCCATGATAGCTCTTAATATATGATCGATCTCACCAGATTCTAATGCAATCAATAGTACCTTTTGTTCTTTTACTAAAAAAGGTCTGTAGGATACTTTTTGCCCAGTAGATGGGATAGTCATATAGTAAATGGGTACATCATTAATCTTAGGTAAAGCCATTTCAAATCATTCCTTATTCACCATTATTATTGCCAAAAATATTCGTAATCTGATTACCAGTAACACCACCAAGTGATACTCCACCTGGATTTTCTAAAACTTTAGCAGCGATCTTACCTGGTGCACCAAATTTGCTGAGTATGCCAGATAACGGACCGCCACCGCCGAGTACACCGCCTGACGTCCAATATTTATAAGATAACTGGATATTCAGTCTTAGTATATCTTCACCAGCATCATTCGAAAGTTCGATAAGGGTCATAGTAGTAGGAAACGCTTGCACCAGAGTGCATTCGTAAACTACTTTATCTGCTGTTATAAAGTTTATATCTAATTCACCTTGTGCGAAATCGAATGGGCCAATTCTAGGTAGATTATTTTGTATATCTGCAGGTAGTCTAGGTATGCCAAGAGGTGTCTTATAGACTGGTAATCCTACGCCCTTTTGAAGTTGTTGGATCTGAACATCTTTAGCGTAATCGTTTAAATATCCAATCTCACCTCGCTCTTGGTTAACGCAAAGGCTTTGCCATACATCGAAGTATTGTCTAATCCCGTAATCGTTTAAAAGTAAAAATGTAAGATTTACGTCATCGTATAATTGATCTGTGGCAACCTTTTGTTTAATGATGCCGTATCTTTTTTCCTGGGTCATTATCTGCCGACCTGGAATATTTACGTTAGTGCAAAGAAGGTTAACCTCTTCAGATGATGCACCAGGCATAGAAGGTAATTTAACCCTAAAAACATTACCTCTAGCTATCCCATCTTTCTGGGTAACTAAAGATCTTAATTGCTCAATGCTAGCCATTAAAATTTCCTTCTTGAATCTGCATATATTTTATTCTTACTTGCCTTTTCAAACTGTGCAGTTGGTAAGAATGTTGCAATTTCCCACTCAGGAGCTTCGACTTTAGCAAATCGTGATTGTACATGTTCAGTCAAGTAGTGCTTAAAGCAAGGCTGAAAATACTTCATCTTACCAGCTTTCTTAAGCATTTGGTAAGATATACGGAATCGAGTGGTATCATCATATAGCCGATTATTAATTACTTCGAGCAAGGCGTCTAGAAACTTAGCCCTAAGAAGTGGTGGAAGATAGTGTAGATTCAATCCATAAAATCCACCTTCTGCTTTTTCTACCATAATCACAAGAGGGAATCTGTCGTAATATGGAAGCGTATCTTTATGCTTAGGATCGTAGTAGAACATATACATGTCACCAGGTCTTGGTGCAGACACCTTTTTTATAGGTTCTTCGTTCATAAGTTGGTCTCGATTGATCCTACCAACACTTTTTCCCAACTGTGCAGATTTCTTTCTGAACCATTCTCGCGACTCTTTGGTCCTTAAGGTTAATCCCTTACGGAATGCTTCGATCTCTAGTTTGTAGAATAAATTGCTCATAGTGCTATTTATACTGTTTTTCTAGGTTTCTTTGAATAAGGCTTCAATGGTTTTGTAGACTTAGGTTTAATACCCATTCGCTCTAAATGATTCTCTGTCCAAATCTGAAATCCCCAGCCTCTATCTGCTGCAAAAGTTTGCGCAGCAGACCATTTATTCATATTCTTTATATAGGTCATTCCTTCTTGCAGGTAACGCTTCGTCTTCCTACCTTTGAACTCGGGAGGTTTAGTTTCTTTCTCTGGTTTGATTTCAATTAAAAAGGTTTTACCATCATCGAATGTAATCTTTAGATCCATAAAGTATCGATGATATTTCTTATCAACTTCGTAATAGTAAGGTATTACAACTTCTTCACTCGACCAACTTCTAACAGAGGAATTCAGATCACACCATTTAAAGCAGTATTTTTCCCATTGGGATCTATAAACTACGTTAGTATAATCGCCTTTGTACTTCTTCGGATTTTTTACCTTATATTTGCCAGAATATGCCATCAGTTTCCATATAAATAATGAAGTGTAATCTGGATATTTATAGGAACATTTTATGTCAATTGGAGACTTTGCAGATCCCGCTACTAATCTAGCTTCTAAAAAAGCAGCGGCTACAGCTTTAAGTTATCCTCTTTCAGGAGGAAATGAATATGCTGGTAGATTAGTATTTCATATTGTCGACGAAGAAGCAGAGAAACCAGCTACGCTAAGATTTGGTGACGTTAGCACTCTCCAGCAGCAACTCGGTGGCCTTGGTGATGAATGGGTTGATGATGATCCTCTTAACAGATTACAAAGTACCGAAACAAAATCCGCTGTAATACAATCAACATCAGTTGCTAAAGAGCCTAAAGTATTAGCTGGTAGAAAAGTTTCATTATATCTGCCACAGGCTTTACAGATACAAGACGCTGCTGCCTATGATACTAATTTTGAGTTGGGAAGATTAGGTGCTGGTGCTGAAAATGCTATGAGACTAGATGGCGACATAAACAAAATTGTATCAGATGCTGTTGGTAGCGTAGGCAACATGGTTAATTCTCTTAGAGAGGATGGAATAAGCAACCAACAAGCTAGATTGATTAGCCAACAATTAAGTAGATTTGTACCAGGAACAGCAGTTCCCACTTTAGCTTCAGGCGTTTTAGGATTTGCTACTAATCCGAATGTAAGAGCATTATTTCGAACGGTGCCGTTAAGAGCTTTTTCATTTTCATTTTCGTTAGTTCCTACCAGCGCGGCAGAGGCAGAAGAAATAAAAGCTATTATCAAATTTTTTAGAACTGAACTATATCCTGAATCACTTTCAACAGCTGGTGTAGCAATAGGCTATAAGTTTCCAAATAGATTTGTTATACGAGCACAATATAGGTCTCAAGAGATACCAGGCATAAAATTTCTTCCTATGTATCTTCAAGCTTTTAATGCAGTATATAATCCAAGTGGGATGGGTATGCATTCCGACGGTAATTTTTCAGAATATACTATTACAATGTCCTTTACTGAAGCAAAGGCTCTTTCAAGACAAGACGTAGAGCAAGGAGGCTATTAATGGCCGGTTTCTTTTCATCATATCCTATTATAGATTATAAGTTCGGAAACGAAATAACCCCTACTTTATTTCAAAACATGTCAGTTTACTTGACATTAGTAGATGAATTACAAGATGTAGTAGAAGCTTATACTACTATCTTTATCGAAGAAGGTGATAGGCCTGATGCTCTTTCTTGGAAACTTTATAAAGATATTCGATACTATTGGACGTTCTATTATTTAAATGACGATATAAGAGAATCCGGTTGGCCAGTAGGAATACAAGACTTATATGCTAGGGCTAAAATAGATTATCCTCATTGGGTAGTAACTACACAAGATGACATTACAGATAAGTTTTTAGAAGGTGATACTGTAACAGGATTAACCTCTGGTTCCATAGGAACCGTAGTAAAAAGATATTTAGATTTAGGTCAAATTATAATAGATGGACCTGATAATTATAATGTTGGAGAACAAATTAGACCAAATGATGAGATTGAAAATGTAGTTAATGTTAGTAGCAATGTTAAGCAATATAATGCGGTTCATCACTACGAAGATACATCGGGTAATTGGGTTGATATAAATCCTTATGATCCGAGCACTAGTGGATTAATACCTATTACATATCAAGATCGAATGATAGTGAGAAACGAAGAATTGAAAGAAATTAGAACTTTTAAACCTGACGTAGTTTCTCAAATTCAAAGCGAGTATGAAAAGGTTCTCAGAAGAGGCTTTTAATGTCAACAGATTCGAAAACATACCAATCTGGTAATGATTATATTCTATCTTCGGTGGTAATTACCAACGAATATGGTGAAGCAGTAAATGTAAGAAATAACGTACACAGTATTAATATATTTGAGAACCTCGAAAGACCTTATTTAACTGGGGATATCTTATTAAAAGATGACTTTGGATTCTATGATAAATTTAAGATTAATGGCACTGAAAGAGTACAAATAACTGTTACTAATCCTGGATTAGACTTTTCGGTTACTAAGACTTTTATATTATGTGAAATACCTAGTTATACTAAAACTGGCGATTATGCAGAAATAATTCATTTAAAATTAATAGAAAAAGTCGGGTTTGATAATCAGCTTACCAAGTTTAGCAGATCTTATCAAGGCAACCCTGGCTCTATAATACAAAAGATTATTGATGATAATCTGGATGGAGCAGTTGTTAATATAGGGGAAATACCAGCTGTTCAAAGTAATAGAACTAAATTTGTTGTTCCATATTCTACTGCCTTTGATGCCTGTGAAATGGTAAAGAATAGAGCATCAACTCAATATGGCATGCCATTCTTTTTCTATAGGACTTTAATAGATGATGACTTTCAATTTAAATCAATTGAAGAAATGATGTTAAAGGCACCATGGAATAACCAAGTGCCTTACAGATATTCTGAATCTTTTACTAACTCTGATATTAACCATCATTCACAAATTAATGCATTCATTGTACAATCGTTTAGTGCAATGCATAAAGAAAATGCACTTAGATTAGTAGAAGCGGCTGCTGTTGGATCTAATTATCAAATTATAGATGTAACCTCGGGAAGAAGAGAAACGTTCCAGTATAACGTTGAAACTGTTTTCAATGACTTATACGAGGGTAATATTCTAACAAAAGAACAATATCCGGTTATGACTACTGATTATCATAGAGGTGATTTACAATTTATAGGTAGCCTTCCATCAAAGGTGGTTTCAAGGGTCGTAATGAATAACACACATGGACCTGAATTTAAAAACTATGTACAAGAGGATGAAATATCAGCGTATAGATTAGATGCTGTTAGACATTCCCTTGGTGCTATGCTCAAGAAAAATTCTATTAATATATCCGTTCC